GCCGGCTGCGGACCCCGGTGATCGCATGATCCCGACTGGCAAACGGACCAAGGTGGTCACGCTCGAGAATCCCGGCGGGCCGGTCCCGGACGGCGCGGGCGGGTTCACCGAGACCTGGGCGCCGCTGAATCCGCCCACGGCCTGGGTCGCGCTCGACGCGCTCGCCAGCGCCGATATGGAACGGCTCACCGCGGACACCCTCGTCGCCAGCGGCACGCATGCCGCGACCATGCCCTATCACCCGGGCGTCACGCTGCAGACCCGGCTGACCTACACGGACCCCGATCGCGGGGCGCGGGTGTTCCAGGTGCTCGGGCTGCGCGACCCGGAAGAGGCCCGCCGGGAACTGGTGCTCGTCGTCGCGGAGGCGTTGCCGTGATCAAGTTCACGCTCGGCGGCGTCACGGTGCAACAGGCGAAGTTTAAGCAGTTGCCGTCGTTCCTGGCGGCGCAGGCGCAAGCGGCGCTGGTCTCGCTCGGGACCACGGTCGCGGCCGAGATCGGCGCGTCGTATGCGCAGCGCAGCGGCTTCCTGGCCAGTCGGATGGTCGTCAAGTCGCAGCCGCGCAAGAATGCCGCGCGTGTCGTGATTGCCAACACGGCGAAATATGCGCTGGCGTACGAATTCGGGTCGAAGCCGCGGACCACCAAGAAACGCGGGCGGCGCGGCCGGATGCCGGCGGCGCATAACTTCGTCCCGCGCGTGATGAAAGCGCGAGAGCAGCTGGTGCCGCGGATTGCCGCCATCATGCGCGCGGAAGGGCTGACGGTGTCCGGTGCCTGATTCCAGCGCGGTCGACACGGCGGTCATTACGCACCTGGCCAGCGATGCGACCCTCGCGACGTTACTCCCGGGCGGCGTGCATTTCGGCCTGGCGCCGCAAGGCAAGACCGCGTTCGCGCTGGTGACGCTCGACGAGAGCGGAGAGATTCCGGTCTTTGCCGAAGTGCCGGCGCAGCGGCGCGCGATTGAGGTGCTGACGTATGCGGTGCAAGCCGTCGTGCAGACCAGCGCCACGGCGCCGGCGACCGACGCGGCGGCGCGGATTGACGCGCTTTTGCAGGACCAGCCGCTCACCGTGCCGGGCTACGGCTGGCTGTCGACGGTGCGTGTCGAACGCATCCGCGACCCCGGCGAACTCGACCCCTCTGATAAGTCGATCCGATGGCAGCATCACGGCGGGCGCTATCGGGTGCAAGTCGCGCCGAGTGTCTAAGGAAGGACACACATCATGATTCGTGCAGGACGTGACGGTCTCGTGAAATGGGATCCGACCGGGGGCGCGACCGGGACCGCCCTGGTCTCGATCAAGTCGTGGACGCTCTCGCTGGCCACGGAAAAAATCAACGTGACGTGTTTCCAAGACACGAATCGCGTGTATATCCCCGGCATGCGTGATGTCAGCGGCAGCCTGACGGGCTTCTGGAACAGCGACGACATGTCGCTGATCGAAGCCACGGCGCTGACCTCGCCGGGAACGCTCGACCTGATTCCCCACAGCAACGACCCCAGCGCGGCGACCCCGCACAAGTTCAGCGGCCTGGCCTACATGGACGCCGAACTCGACACCGACGTGGAAGGGGCACCGGCCCTATCGGGGACGTTCATGGCGGCCGGGCCGTGGACGCTGCCCGCGGCGGCGATGGCCCGGCTGGAGACGCTCCAGGCTGACCGCGACCGCGAGAAGACCGACCGCGACCGCGCGGCGTAACGGGCACCCGTGCCGGGGCTGTTCAATTCCGTCACGTTTGGCGGGCAGCGCGGCGCGATTGTCTGGGGCGCGGGCGAGGCGGCGGTCTTAGGGCGCTGGTCGGTCAGCCGGGATGAGCATTTCCACTGGACGCTGTCGGCCCGGGTCACCCGGGTCGACACGCTGCGTATCCGCCAGCTCCCGCTGATCTTCCAGGCGCCGCGGCTCGCCAAACCCGCCGGGCTCTGGTGCTTTCCCGTGCTGCCCAAAACGCTGCAGGTGAACGGTGACGCCTTGACCGCGAGTCTCGGCCCGCCGGAGGGACGTTGATGTCGGACATCGTGATTCCGCGCGAAGTGACGCTGCCGCTCTCGAACGGGCGCAGCCTGACCGTCTGGGCTGAACTGAACCACGGCCAATATATCGCCATGCTCTCGCGGATGTACACCGAGTCGAAGGGCGGCGACCTTAAGCGCGACGTGATCAAGACGACGGATGCGACGGTGATCGCGTACCTCATCGACTGGACGCTGACCGACCCGGGCGGCGCGCGGATTCCGGTGCGCGGCTTGCCGCCCGACGAAGTCCAGGACGCGCTGAACAACCTGCGCCAGGCCACGGCGCTCGAGGTCAAGCGCGCGATCGAAGCGCATCACGCCACGGTCGAGGCCGCGGGCGAGGCGCTAAAAAAAACGGACTCTATCGACGCCTCGTCGGGACCACCCTCGCCGTCTGCCAGCGTAGCGGCCTGAGTTGGGACACGGTGCTCACGATGCCTGAATCCACCTTCGCCATTCTGGCCGCCGACCTCGCGCGGAAATAGCCATGCCGCTCACAGGCGCCTTACAAGCCGATTTCTCAGACTTCGTCACCGAGGCGCAGAAAGCCAGCGCCGCGCTCGGCGTCATGGACGCCGAAGGGAAAAAGGCTGGGGCGACACTCGCGAAGACCGGGCAAGTCGCCGATGGCTTTGGGGCGAACACGACCGGCCTGCAGGATTTATCGAAAGGGCTGCGGCTCGTCGACCAATCCGCAAATGCGTTCGGCGTGTCGTTGGCCAAACCGATCGGCCTGATCGACGAACTCGGCCAACTGTCCGGCAAGACGGCGGCCGACCTTGGCACGCTGGGCACGGCGGCGGCCGTGGTCGGGACCGCGATGGCGGGCTGGCAGCTCGGGCGCTGGATCGGGGAATTGACCGGGCTGGACGGGGTGATCCAATCGGCGGCGGAACAGATGCTCGGATGGGGCGACGATGCCGAAGTCGCGGCGAATCGGGCCGAGGTGTTGGCGAAGGCCAGCGCCACGGCGGGTCGCACGATCACCGACATGACCGAGGCGATCAAAATTAATTACGACGCGGTCAAAGGCCACACCGCGGCCGTCGATACCGCGATTCATCGCCAGGCACTCTGGGAGAAAGAAATCCGCGCGCATCGCGATGTGTTGCCGGAGATCAGCGCGGCGCTGGCGAATCACACCGCCACCGTCCAGCAGCTCGAGAAGCAGTACGGGATGACCGCGGAAGCGATCACCTTCTACGTTGCGAAAACGAAAGACCAGACCGCGGCGCAGGACGAAGCGACCCGCAAGGCCGAGGCCGCGGCGGCAGCGCAGCAAAAGCTGAAGGATTCGATGTTCGGCGGCGACAGCATCACGAAGGCGAACGAGATGGTCGCCGCGCTCGGCGGGGTGAGCAACCTCTCGCGGATGACCGCCGAGGAGCAAGCGAAGCTCAATGCGGCCGTGGGCGAGGCCGTCGAGACGTACGACCGATGGGGCAAGGTCGCGCCCGCGGCGCTCAACGAGATTTATCTGGCGACGCTGCAGCTGCCGAAAGTGGTGTCGGGGCTCGGGTCGGAGTTCGCGAGCCTGGGGACCAAGTTCACGCCGACCGCGGATCACATCATCGCGGACACGAAACGCATGACCACGGAAACGGCGGCGTATGAGGCGGAAACGCAGCGCATGGTCGACGCGGCGCAGCAGATCGCGCCGCCGATAGCCGAGGCCGAGAAGGAAACGCAGCAGTTGACGGTGGCGTTCAACCAGGCGTCGAACGCGATCCGCATGACCGCGTCGGAGTCGATCGCGGCGGGGAAGGTGCTCGAGCAGGCGTACCGGGACGCGGGGATTTTCGTCGGGCAGCAAATCGCCACGGGTGGCTATCAGCAGTCGCAACGGCTGGCGGCTGGACGCGAAGTGACGGGCGCCGGGCAGACGTGGGGCAACACGCTCAACGTCAACGTCAACAGCACCGACGCGCAGAACATCGCCGATAAGCTGACGACCGAGATGCGGCGCCAGGGGGTGCGGTTCTAAGATGCCGTCGCATCGCCACACGCCCGGCTGCGCGCG